CAAAGCAGGTACACTTAATACAGGTTCTAAGACAGGTCCTGTTGTGAAAAACCGCAAGCAAGCCATCGCTATTGCCATGTCTCAAGCTAATATGCCTAAACCTAAGATGATGAAAAAGACTGGCAGAGGCAGATAATGCCTAAGAAAGAGTTTCAGAACCCTAAAGGTGGTCTTAACCAGAAAGGTCGTGATTACTACAACAAGACCACTGGTTCTAAGCTAAAACCACCTGTCTCGGCTAAAGAGGCTGCAAAGTCTCCTAAAGCAGCAGCTCGTCGTAAGTCGTTCTGTGCTCGTATGGGCGGTGTTGCTGGTCCGATGAAGGATGACAAGGGCAGACCAACAAGGAAAGCCCTGGCTCTGAAGAAGTGGGATTGCAACTGAAAATAGTTGTTGACACAACTCTAAAAGTGTGGTAGACTAAGGAAATCTATGGAATTCATTAAACTTGTAAATGATGTGCTAATCAGGCTTCGTGAGACTGAGGTTTCTTCAGTCAACGATAACGCTTATTCTAAACTAATTGGTAAGTTTGTCAACGATGCTAAACGCAATGTTGAAGATGCCTACAACTGGAATTCACTATCAGATACATTGTCTGCTGTGACAGCTGTTGACATCTTTAACTATGTGCTAGTAGGTTCTGGTCAAAGATTCCGTGTAATTGATGTCTTAAACGATACCAGCAACACAATCCTAAACAATGCTCCTACTCAGTGGATGAACCAGCAGTTCTTGTTAACATCACAGACTCAAGGTTCTCCTAACTATTACAACTTTAACGGTACAGACGCTAACGGTGATACACAGGTAGACTTGTTCCCAATACCTAACGGTGTGTACAACGTCCGCTTTAACATCATTAAACCTCAAGTACCTTTGTCAGCTGATGCTGATAAGATGTTAGTACCATCAGAGCCAGTGATTATGTTAGCTTATGCTAAGGCTTTAGCAGAGCGTGGTGAAGACGGTGGTTTAGCTTCTAATGAGGCTTATGGTCTTTATAAGACATCATTGGCTGATGCTATCTCATTAGAACAGAATCGTTACATCGAAGAAACTCAATGGATTTCTATCTAAATGGCTGAACAAATTGTAACTGGTACGATTGCAGCTCCAGGCTTTAGTGGTCTTAACACACAGGACAGCTCTATTCAGTTGTCCAGTGGTTTTGCACTAGAGGCTAATAACTGCGTAATCGACAAGTACGGTCGTATTGGTGCTCGTAAGGGGTGGACTAAGGTCAATGCCTCTGCAGCGTCTACAGGCTCATTTAGAGCTATCTATGAGCTTGTTAAGGACGATGGCACAGTTGTTATTTCTGCAGCCAACAACAAGCTATACACAGGTACAAGTACTTTAACAGAAGCAGTGGTTCGTAACGGTACTAACACTGCTAACTTAACTTATACTATTTCTGACGACAACTGGCACATTGCTGGTATGCCTTATGACACAGGTGCAACACCCTCAGGTCATGCTATCTTAGCTCAAGCTGGTCATCCTACATTGGTATATCATAAGTTAGGTGCTACAGCTCATGCACACACAGGTTCTTATGGATTTCAAAGACTAGGTGATGTAGCTACTAACTTACCTGCTGGTTACACAGTAACTGACTTTACACCGAATGTCGTGATGACATCCTTTGGTCGTGTGTGGGTAGCTGATATTGCTAACGACAGACAGACTGTGTATTTCAGTGACTTGCTTAACCCTGCTGAATGGAAGACAGGAACTTCAGGTTACTTAAATATCAGTGAAGTTGTACCTAACAATGACCCTATCATTGGTTTAGCATCACACAATGGTTTCTTGGTTATCTTCTGTGAGCGTCACATTGTTATTTATCGTAACCCTGTAGACCCTTCACAGTTAGTTTTAGAAGATGTTATCAGTGGTGTTGGTTGTATTGCTAGAGACTCTATCGTGTCTATTGGTACAGACTTGATGTTTTTGTCTGCTATCGGTGTACAGTCTTTCCAGCGAGTTATTCAAGAGAAGTCGTTACCGTTTAGAGATGTGTCTAAGAATGTACGAGATGAGTTGTTAGTTAATGTGGCTTCTGAACTAACTAAGAATATCAAAGCTACTTACTTTCCAACAGATGCTTTCTATTTGTTAGCGTTACCAAGCACTGGCTTTACTTATTGCTTCGATACTCGTGGTGTCCTAGAAAATGGCGGTGCTCGTGTTACTATTTGGAAGCAGATTGAACCTACAGCATTCTGTGTCACACAAGACAGACAGTTGTATATTGGTAAGAAGGGTTACATCGGTAAGTATGATTTGTATGAAGATGACGGTGCTAAGTATCGTATGTCTTACTTTACTAACTACTTTGACTTTGGCTCTGCAACTACTAACAAGATTCTAAAGCGTATTAACGTAACAGCTATTGGTGGTTCAAACCAGCCTATCGCTATTAAGTGGGGATACGACTATACTCGTAACTACGCTTCTCGTGGTATTACATTACAACGAGTTCAAGTATTTGAGTACGGTATTGCTGAGTATAACATCGCTACTTACACAAACGGTATTGCATTGGATATTGCTAACATCCCAGCCTCTGGCTCAGGGACTGTTATTCAAATTGGGTTTGAATCAGACATTGACGGTACACCGTTGTCTATTCAAAAGATTGACTTCTTCCTTAAACAAGGTAAGACACTTTAAAGGAGCTACATCGTGGCAAACTATGTAAAGGCGACGAACTTCGCCACTAAAGACACACTACCAACAGGTGACGCTAACAAGATTGTTAAAGGCACTGAAATCGACAACGAGTTCAATGCTATTGCAGGTGCTATCAGTTCTAAAGCTGACATAGCTTCTCCTTCATTCACAGGCACTCCTTCTGCTCCAACAGCTACGTTTGGTACTAATACTACTCAGTTAGCTACTACTGCATTTGTAACTGCTGCGTTACAGGCTGTTTATCCAGTAGGTTCTATCTACATTAATGCTGCAAGTACATCTAACCCAGCTACATTAATGGGCTTCGGTACTTGGGTAGAGTTCGGTGCTGGTCGTGTTCTTGTAGGTCAAAACGTATCTGATGCTTTATTTGACACACTAGAAGAGACCGGCGGTTCTAAAGATTCTATTGTAGTATCACATACTCATTCAGCTACTTTAACAGGAACTTCTGGTTCAGCTGGTACACACAGCCATGTGTATCAAACAGGTTATAATACTAATTTAACAATTATAAATCAAAACGGTAACTTTGGTGGTGGCACGCCTGACGATGGCAGTTACAGATATACTTCTGAAAGTGCCGGTGAGCATCAACACAGTTTATCTGTTACTGGTACTACTGATTCTACAGGTTCAAGTGGTACTAACGCTAACATCCAACCGTACATTGTGGTGAGAATGTGGAAACGCACAGCGTAAAGACACCAGTAGTACAGAGACAGAACTATGTCATGTACTTAGAGATGTATGCAGGAATGCCTTGGTTTCACACTGATGTCTTTCAATGGACACCAGAAATCAAGAAGAAGTATTTAGAAGATTTAAATTTATTACAGTATCTTGTGTCTACTCCGTTGGTCGCCCTTATAGAAGAGGATAACACCAAACTAGCGAAGTTTGCAAAAAGTATTGGATTTAAAATGGAACAGCCTTTAAAGCTGAATAACGGTCAATTAGGTTATATTTATAGTTGGAGTAAATAATGGGTGGATTAGTTAGTAGTATTGCAGGTCCAGTACTTGGATACATGGGGGCTAAAAAGCAAGCCCAAGCAACCACAGACGCAGCAAACATACAAGCTCAAGCTGCTCGTGAAGCAGCGGATATGGCTCGCTTTAGACCTGTAGGCATTACTACAGGCTTTGGTTCATCTAATTTTACTACAGATGATAAAGGCAATGTAACAGGAGCTAGTTATCAACTAACACCAGAGCTTGCTGCTATTAGAGATAGACTAATGTCTCAAGCAGGTACTTATGACCCTACAACTGCTCAAGCATTGACACAGCCTTTAACAGGTGCAGCACAGTCTTTATTTGGTCTAGGTTCTCAGTACTTAGCTGC